GCATAAGCAAAACCGAACATGGTCACAGGGGCTAACACAAAGTGCCAGATCATGGCCGTTGCCAGACCCCATCCAAGAAAAGGTCGCCAACCGGCGACAAAAACAGACCTATGTTGCGCTTCCGCTTTGTTGATCTCAATCTGACCCATATTCGCTTCGTGGGCGTGTTTTTCCGCCATAGTAGCGATCTCATGGGCCAGCTTTGCTTTCTGGTCTTTGTCCTCAATGAACTTGTCCAGCAGCCCTGTAACCGGGCCAATAAGTGCTTGTAGCATCAGTATACCTCCATACTGTCTTTCTTGATGTACCGGGGCTCACAATAAGCTGTGGCCTTCAAATCCGGCGGCACCTTATAGCTGTACTTATAGTTCCCGTATCTCTTTACAAGTTGAGAAGCGTACCAGTTGCACTCTTTGATGTCGTAAAAGTACATATCTCCGCTTACTAACCGCTTGCCGTCACCTTGACCTATGTAGAGCAATAACACAAACACATGAATCATCTACGACTCATCCAAGCGGTCGTGCCCATGTACGCCCCGACAATACCCGCCCCAGAGATGTAGAACAGGTTGCTGATGTCCGCCAGAGCCTCTACGCGCTCTATCTCTACGAAAAACATGGCAGTGGTAAACGCGCCCATAGCCACCAAACAGGCCGTCGCCATGCGCCGCTGAGCTCGTAGCTTACGTAACTCATGCTCCGCCTGACGAATCTCCTTGGCATGAGCCAGTTCGTCGTCGGTGATCTCCCCATCCCCGTCCAAATCATATTTCGCGTAGGTCGTGTCTTTCTGAAACTTCTTTGGACTCATTTCTGGCTCTCCCGTATGGCCTTCAAAGTCTCCTGAACTGTGATGTCCTTTCGAGCTTTGGGATCATAATTGCACTGGTATTCTTGCGGTATAAACTCCCCATACCCAAAAAACTGGGACTCAATGGTGTTGTTCTGCCCACGGAAGATGCAAACCATCTGACGGTCTTCCAGTTTCTCACATTTCACCTTACGGCAAATGGTCATCTGCTCCGCAGCCTGCGCCGTGTGCGCCTTTAGCAAAATTACAAATAGAGTCAGAACCGTCGCGCCAATGCTAACCAGCACAACCCAAGCAATGATCTCTATGAACTTGCGCCGCTTCTCACGCTGCCGATACAACGTCTCCTGCCGCTGCTTACGAATTTTGCCCTCAGTGGCGACAAGGTCATTCCACGCCGATTGACCCAAAGTCAGACTAATCCACTGTTTTAGCTCGTCGCGCTGGGCTTGGGCCTTGCGTTTAGCCGCAAAAACCTCCATCGCTTCTTGCTCGACGGTCTTGCCTGCAAATAACTTCTTGAAAACAGGGGGATTTTTGGCTTCGCGCTCTGCTTGGTCGAGGTCTGAAAGGGCACCCATCCAACGACCAATATCGGACATCATCGACTCAACGTCGCGCCCGACAGCAAACCCTTTTTTAATAGTTGTGAAAGCGGCTGACGCCGTGGCCATCGCCGTTACTGGATCCATACCTCCTGCCCCCAATCATGCTTTACGCTTCCTTTTTTTCTTTGTCTTTCCCGCCTCAGACAAAGCAATGGCAATCGCCTGCTTCTGTTTATAGCCCTCGTCCATCAGCTTCTTAATATTCTTGCTGATGGTGGCCTGACTTGATCCCCTAGATAACGGCATCAGCTACAGCTATTGTAGCCGCCGCCTTTTACAGCAGCGCCCATGCCACGAGCCGTTGCACGACCCATAGTCATTGGGACCTTTACTTCTGCGGTCTTGCCATACGGGATTCGGCCCTGCTTATCAATCTGAGCGTACTCAGTAGGCTTTGGCCCCGGGCCCGGCTTGTTAGTCACAATCTTTACTACACCCATTTTAGTCACCTCGCTGTTTGATAAATTCACGTTCCATCGCAGCATTGATACGAGCCTGCGTCTGCCGCTCTTGGCTAGCCAGCCGCTGCTGGAACTGGTCTGCCCGAGTCTGCTGGTTCTGAGCATCCAAGTTGAGCTTAGCGGCCTCATTCTGTGCGTCCGCCTGCTCCGCCTGTGCTCTGATTTGAAGCTCCTGCTGCTTGAGTTGTACCAGCGGATCTGGCCCTTCACCCGATACCTGCTGAGACAACTGCTTGAGCCGCTGCATACCCTCGGCAATAAATTGTGCAGTCAGGCCCTCAATTTGCAGCATTTCCTCCTCGGTCGCCGCTTCTCCGCCCGCCGCTTGTCGGCTCTGAATAAACGCAACCGCCGCCTGTTCCCGCGCAGCAATCTTTACGTGCTCCATGATGTGCTTCTGAAGAGCCATAGCAATACCGGGCATCCCCGCAACCATCGGCGTGGAACCAAACACCATGTGAGCCATGATGTGCGCCTCATGCTCCTGACCCTCGAACGCCTGCAATGGAATCATGTCCATTGAGTCAATGTTCTCTTGTGCAGGGTCCTTGGGCGTCGGCTCGTCGTCCGGGATCCTACGCATGATCCGGTCAACATCCTTTACACCCAAAGCGTCATACATGTCCCGATACACTTCGTACATGTTGTGCATCTCAGGGGCCGCACCGGCCAACTGCAACTTGGTCTGCGCCAAAGCAATGCGCTGAGCTTGGCTGAATACGTTCGGATCTGAAACCGGTACAACATCTACGCGGTCGTCAAAGTCCTTCGCCTTGACCGTGGCATCCGCGCCCTCTACCGAATACGGATATTCCGGCGGCAAACTCTCCGACATCACACGCGCCAACATCCTGAACTCAAGACGCATGGCATAATGCAGGCGCTTATGGACCGCGCTCATCACACGAGAGCCCTGCTCCAAAAGCGCAAGAGTCGTACCGACAGCAGCCTGCTGGTTGCCGTCCCCGACTTTCATGTCTGTAATCGTAGCAAAACGCTGACCCGCGTTCACGACAAAGCCCAACAACTGGAACAATGTCTGATCCGGGCCTTTGAAGGGCAGCGGCATCAGGCTGTCACGAATAGCCCCTCCGGGAGCGTCCACATCGCGAAACTCACCGGGCTGCAACGGATCATCATCATCCCTGATACGGAGTCCGCGGGCTTTGAAACCCGCTGGGAGGTTGGACAACGTACCAGCGTCGATTAACTGCCGCAGTGCCGCTGTGGCGGTCCGTGACAGCCCGCCAATGGTATGAATAAGCCCCAAACCATAAAAACCAAAGCCCGGAAGGAACTTATAATGCACAAAATATTGTATTTTGCGCTTCAAATCATCTGTTTCGCGGTAATTCCGCCGGATAGACAGAATTTGCCCGTTGTCCTGACTAATTGTGACAATATATGGTACTTTAATACCGGTCGGCTCACCGTCATCATCTAGTTCTTCGTACCCCTCTAGGTCCAAATCAACATGACACTCCAAAATGGTGCAGTCATAGTCGATCTGAGAGGGTGAAACACCGTCAATCCGGTCCACCTCTGTCGCAACAGAGTCGTTTTCTTCCTGTGCCGGGATGACCGGGATGTCCAAATAGAAGCCTGATACCTGCTTTTTACGCAAATCATTCAAGCTCATACGCAAAACTTGCGTAATATTCGGGCTCGTTTCAAGATCCGTCGTCTCATACGGCACCACAAGGTGCTCAGCAGGGATGAACTTACTTACCGCACGGCCCAAAGTGTCGTCATAGTACACTTTCTTGAAAGTAGAACCCGCCAACGGCAAGTAAAGCAGCATCTGGTCCAGTTCTGGCGTGTACTCCTCCATCACATTCGTGATGTAGTAGTTCATAAACTGCCTTACGCGGTGGGCCTGCTCCTGCTTGGGCCTTGTCTCGCTTCCCACAATAGCAGTTCGCACGGGGCCGCTGGCTGGCAACAACTCATTGAACGCCTGCGCCTGAAATTGCGTAGCCGCCTCGGCAAGCAACGGGTGCGTAACCCCAGAAGCCCCTCTGAAGGGCTGGGTCCTCTCCTCGTAGTTGAACCCAAGCAGTTCAAGACCGTTTGCATAAGCATCTTCCCACTCCTGTCTGCTAGCCTTGTTGGCATCAAACTCAGACAAAAGCTCACTTGCAATCCGGCCAAGCTCACGATCCGGCATCTCCTCCGCCAGATTCGCATAAAAATCATCGTTCATGCCACGTTGGTCGGACGGCTCAAAGTCAATGGTTACACCACCGTCTTCTTCCGGCTGGATCTCAATGTCCATGCCCTCCGCCATGCCTTCAAAAGCCACGACGTTGTCGTCCATCGAACCCGGAGCCTCAAGCTCCACCTCCGCCGCTAAATCTTCCGGATCTAGCTGCGACGGTACGTTGTTGTCTACCATCCCAGCAATAGGTTTACGTGCCATACGCTGTCTCCTTCGCCCCTAAGTTACCATAGGACGGTACATATTCATAGCTCAAGCCCCGTGGGCCGCGGTCAGTCCCTCGTCTGATAACGGTTAATGTCAAAGAACCCCTGCCTGTCCCTCGGAAAATATACGTCAATTCCGCCCTCCGGAGACTTAAAACTGCGCTCCCCGGGCTTCCGATCCAAAATACGGTCCAACTGATCAAAAACCGCCTGATCTACCGCCGCCGCAATCTCCTGCGGACTGGCATCTATCCCAGCCTTGTTCAAAAGCTGAATCCCAAACGCGTTGTTGCGCTTGTCCATCACAACATCCGCATCCGTCGCCGTGCCCAAAATAGGCATCCGACGGTCAAAAAACTCCGACAAATTGCCCATGCTCATCGCCGTCTCGGGCCCCACCTGCTGCGCCAAGGTGGCCGACATCAACGCATGAGTCCGAGCGTCCTCAAGCTCCTGATATGTCGGCATGTCATGCCGCGGACGCTCCGCCCGCATGGCCTCAGTCGTATTGTAAAAATCACCGCGAGGTACGTCAGGATAGCCGTACTGCTCCTCCAGAACCTGCTCAAACGTCGGTGAACCCTCCGCGTAAAACCTAGCAGCGCCCTCGCTGCCCTCACGACCAGACTCGCGAACTACACCCTGCTCCGCGGAACCGGGCCGAGAAAAATCATCAAGAGGGTTAAATAAGGCAGACAGGATACCCTTTTCCTCAACCGCGCCGCCTTCCTGCAAATACATCTCCGCAGACCCCTTAAATCCACGAAGATCCGTGGGCCGCGAGGTAAAATCCGGGGTAGATTGACCCGTAAGCGGTTCGGCCAAACCCTCGTAAGGCGAAGCACGGCCCACGCCCTGCTCAAACTCTTGACCCTGTAACGCCCGCGTTGTAATC